CAGTATCGGTAACATCTGCGTTCTCTTCAATACCTGCTAACTTAGTAGATGATGTACTATCAAAACTTATTTTAGCGTTGTTAGTTGTGATATCACTCGCTTGTTGGGTGGTTATACCCACTTTGGCTGTGTTTGCAGCTACACTTGTGTTAGCAGATACCCTTGCTTCTGTGTAGTATAAATTAGTTGTACCCTCTGAAATATCATCCGTGTCGAGTACTACATCGCCTGTTTGGGTGTTTACACTATCAACAGCAGCAGTAGGTATAGTTGGCTTACCAATAATATAAGCATCACTATTAGTATCTGTTTCATTCCAATTAGCTTGTACGTTTACTTCTGCCCCTGCTTCTATCCCTGAAAGTTTAGTAGCATCATCTGTGGGATAACTATTCTTTGCAGAGTTTGCTGTGATTGCATCTGCTTGGGTAGTCGTGATACCTACCTTCGCATTGTTAGTAGTAATATCAGCAGCTTGTTGAGTTGTAATGCCAACCTTAGCATTATTGGTGGTAATATCACTTGCTTGTTGTGTTGTGATTCCTACCTTAGCTGTGTTAGCTGTAACATCAGAGTTTGCAGACACTCTTGCATCAGTATAGTATAAGTTTGATGCACCCTCTGTGATATCGTCTGAATCTAAAACTACTACACCTGTTTCGCCATTTACAGAAGTAACTGCATCAGCAGGGTGTGTTAAACTTTCCCAACCTTCGTTTTTTCTTACATAAGCATCGCCATCATTAGGTGCTTCGGGAAAAGATACTTTTGCAGAGTTGGTAGTAATAGCGTTTGCCTGATCTGTCGTTATGCCTACTTTTGCATTGTTTGTGGTTATATCTGCTGCTTGTTGCGTGGTTATGCCTGTTTTTGCTGTATTCGCTGCTACTGCACTATTGGCTGCTACACGAGCATCTGTATAATATAAGTTTGTAGAACCCTCGCTTAATTCATCGGTGCTTGTTGGGTTCACTTCTGCACCATTCTCTATACCTGCTAATTTTGCACTACTTGTAGAGTCAAAGCTGATCTTAGAATTGTTTGTAGCTACATTTGATTCTAAGGTGTCTAAATCGACAGCTTGTGTTACTGTGATATGCCCTACCTTAGTCGCATCAGAAGAGGGGTAAGTATTTTTTAGAGTGTTAGCTGCTACGCTTGTGTTTGCGCTTACACGAGCTTCTGTATAGTATAGATTGCTTGTGCCTTCGCTTATATCGTCTGTATCTAAGACTACATCGCCTGTCTGCGTGTTTACGCTTGTAACAGTATCAAGTTCGGTGCTATCTACATAGTCCTTAACTGCTGCAACTGTGGGGATAGAAGTGTCATTATCATTGTTTGCAATCCCATCTGCTTCATCAACAAACTTTGTGATCGTAATGTTTTCGCCTGTATCCTTCAAAGAACCAAAAGAAACAGTACCTGATGCCACTACACGACCATCAGTAGATACGCTGACACCTGTACCATTACCTGCACCATCGGTAAGCTCAACCTCACTACTGATAGCATTGTTATCATTAGTTTTGATTAGCCCCTCGTAGGTGTCCTTTATTCTTTTGTTTTGAAGATTTGCCATACTTTACTTTCGTTCTTTTGCAAAAATCTTTTTAATTTAACTATGTTCTTATCTTTTGGTTTATATCTTACAGTACCCATCCGTTGAATAAACTATCTTTATCAGGATAAACATCACTATCTGAGTTGCTATTGTACTCAGGGAACGTAGAGCTATTAAAACTCATATAATCAATAAATCTACGTGTGTAATACTCTGCTGTATCTCGTGCTTTACCTACCAAATAATCAACCTCTGATTTGCTTACACTTTCGCTATTTTCTGATGTGTGCTTAAATACACCACCATTTTTTATTTGATATGCAGCATAAGGCAAATAAGACACCTGCGCCCACCATATAAGCATGGGTTGTACATAATCATTAACAAGGTTAAGATAATCGCCTGTAAGCGTACCTGCAACGATATCTGCGCTAATTTTATTGTAAAGGTCAGTACCTAAATAGTTCTGAATCTCAATCTCTTGCGCTATACGAATAAATTGAATAAACTTGTCGCTGTCGGTATTACCATCGATAATACTGTTTTTAACAAGGTCTGTACGTGATATAAATAGTGCTGTTGCCATGGTTATATAATTCCTCTAATTCTTGCATCTGATACTTTATCCGTACCCTTTGATTTTTTTGGTTTGTAATTTGGGTGGTGTCCATTATTTGGCATATCCTTTGGTGCTTTCTCTGCATCCTTATATCCTCGTGGTGTAGGCGAATAAGACTTAGGTATCTTATCTACTTCATCGTAGTTTTGGATCACTTTTTTCATAGTCTTAGATTTTAATCTGTATAAGACCTCTTCCCATCTATGCCCACAGTTAACCCCACCTTTGAATCTGAATAGATCGTATGCTTTGCCTTTATGCCCAAAAGACTTGTTTACACCTGCATTACTCGCTTTGTCAATATCTTCAATACGATATACTACACCTCTACCACTTCTGCTCATCATAATACGACAGAATTGTCTTGATTTGCCTGAGCTGTACTTTTCAGCGTATCGGTATCTTACTTTGTATAGGGATTTGTCTAAATAACTAAACCCACTCTTTTTAGAATCTATTGACTTCTTTTCTAATTTCTCTTCCTTTGATTCAATGTGCTTAACAGCCCAATCCTCTATACTTTCGTTATCCTCGCTGTGTTCTCTAACATCTACTGCTTCCCATCGGTTAGAGATTGTTTCGCCCCTTAGATCGTCAAGGATAATATCAAACTCTTCATCAGTCAAGTCCTCTTTACTCATTTTAACCCCTGTTTCCTCTTCTCTTGTTTCCATATCAGCTACATTGTCAAGGTCGGTAAACTCTAATGGCTGTAAGGTCTTAAAGTAAAGGTTAAGTGAGATGTTATTATACGCAAGTATCTGATCAAAGTTCTCAATAAGCAATCTTTGAAACGGACGTATAACTGTGTTATCCATAAGGATAGTAGCTGTTTTAAGCTCGTCTGCGTTATTACCAAGCCCTGTATTGTCTTTAATTCCTAAAAGCATAGGCGATACTACCCTGTGAGAAACAAGTATTTTACGTGCGCTCTCATCACTTAAAAACTGATATTGATTGTGAGCATCACTTAGTTGAATAGGTTGTATATCAGCAGCAGTTTCTGCGTTATCGTTAAATGCTAAGATAAACTTACCTGCGTTGCTACTACCACTAAACTTCTCATAGATACGTCTTTCGATTAGTTCCCTTTGCTCAGGATCAGGTGTTCCGTTGTTAAAGTTGATAAGCATTGATGGTGCTAAGCCATTCATTATATTATTTAAGTGATAGTTGCTTATCTCTTCCTCAAGCTCTGCGTATTGTGTACCCCCTTGATAGTCAACAGGCGAATAATACTTAAACCCTGCTCTATAAGGTTTGATATACATAATCTCTAACCCCTCTTTAGATGTTCCAAAGGCAGGGATACGTTTTATCTCATCGCTCTTTTTGTACTTAGCCCAATCGTAGTGATAAAAGTACGCTTCTATTTCGCCTTTGTCATTACACTTCTCAGCTCGTAATGTTTCAACAGGTATATGTTCAAGTTTTACAATCTTAGTTCTATCCTTAGAGTAGATAACTTGCATAGCACATTGACCCATAAGTTTTTGATCGTACACTACTTTACGAACACAATCAGCATTGAATAAAGATACCATCTGTGCGTATTGATCGGGCTTTCTATTGCTGTCAGTAGCATCTAAGCCCTTACCATATATCATCTCACTAATTCCGTTTATGATAGCGTTATTTGTGGGGCTACCATTGTATCTGTCTATAAGATACTGAAAGTAGTTGTTATCTTCGCCATAGCTCACAAACTCTTGATTCCGTACTTCTTTTACAGTAGGGCTTGTGTAGGTGCTTAGGTTAACTATTCTTAAATCGTTTTTCATAATATAATATAATCGTTATCGTAGCTTGTATCTATGGTGTATTCGCCATCGTTAACTGAGTAATAGTTATTCGTATCTTGATCGACTGTTTGGTCTGTGCAAAATACTTTGTCTTTATATATAACGTTGCCACCTTCTTTTATTGTTAAATCATAAAACCTACCCTCAGTAAGTGATAATGATTCACTAATAACTAAATGATTTTTGTTAGTTGTAGCAGAAGATGTATATGTAACAGATGTGTTTGTAGAGTCATCTCTAAATATCATACTCACATTCGTTGCATAAGAACGTGGTATAATCTTTATGGTCTGAGCATCCGTTGATGTAGTTAGTTTTATCATAATACTATAAACTCGTTATCAGCAGAGTGTGTTACATATTGGTTTTTGTTTATCTGATAGTATGAGTTTGTACTTTGATCTATCGTTTGATTAGTACAAAACATCATGCCCTTAAATATCTTACCTAACTCATCTTGTAATACAAAAGTATAATAAGTATCCTCTGTAAGTCTAAATTTATTATTTATTGTTAGATATGTACTTCCTTCTGCGTATGTAAATGTTAGAACGTCATTTTGCCACTCAATCTCTGCACCATTAAAAGTTGCTTCGTATGTGTTCCATACTTTAGCATCAGATGTATATTCTGTAACTATGTTTGTTGATTCGTTTCTAACAAATAACAAAAGCACACCTGATACACCTCTGCGTGGTATTACATCAATACTTTGCGAATCTGTCGATGTAGTTAAGATATGCATACCTATATAACGTATATAATCTGAATTTTGTGTAATAAAAAAGGGGGCTTTTACACCCCCTCACAATAACTAAACCAAACTTAATGAAAAAACTCTTTGCTAATATACAAAAAATTTATGGTGTTGGATCTATTGGGCTACTTGAGTCATCAGTAGGTAGTGTTGCTACAAAGAAAGGTGGTGCTGTTTCCTGAGCAGTAAGGGTAAGCGTGAATCCACTTAAATCCCCCATAGCTGCACCTGTTACAACTGTACCCCCTGTAACTTCGCTTCCATGCTCTTTACCTACTAAAAAGCCATTACCATTATAATCTTCAACAACAATTTGAGGTCGACCATGAGCTAAGAGCTTAATCTGCTCTTGAGTAGCTACATCTAAAAACGTAAATGTAACATTAAGGGTTGACTCATAAAAAGTAGTGCCATTTTCTCTTGACGAGTTAATAGCAGTTTCTAATGATGAATTACCCTTGATTTCATATTTGTAGAAAGAAACACTATCATCTAAAGTGATTGTACCTGAGCTGTCAGTTAAGTCAGCTGTGGTAGATGTGTAAGGGGCAAAGTAAATGTTTTTTAGCCCACCTACACCACTCTTACATGGTAACGCTCTTCCGTTTGATACTGAACAAGGCATATTTTTTTATTTTTAATAAAAAAGGGTAGGTAGGCACTTGGCTTACCCACCCCTTTTAAGTTAGAGAATTATTGATTATGCGTAGAGAACGATATCAGAACCAATACCATGTTGTACACCTGCTGTATAGCGCATAACTACACGAACATTGTCGTCGCCTAAAAAATCGGCGGTGTCTATGACACGAACCTCATTTCTATCATTTAGCAAACCTGTCGCAAAGAATAGGTTGGACTTCTGAGCAGCTACTGCTGTGTTATCAGCAAGACCACCTGTGGCAAACAAAGGAATCCCTTGGAAGTTCATCTCAGTCTGTCCTACGTGATACAAATCTCTATAACCCAAAGCAGCTTGTGCGCCTACATACGCTTTAGCGATGTTTTGAGAGATATAGATAGTTAAATCTTCTTTACCATATACACCACTTGGGATAGCATCAACGATTTTTTGAAGCTCAGCAATTACGTTTGAAGTAGTAACTGTACCTGCTACAACGTCAACTACGTCTGTATCAGCAGCAAGTAGAGTTTCAAAACCATCAAAGTTACCTTCCCCTGCGCTACCTTGCCAAATAGATACCTCAGTTGCTTTAGCAACCTCAGCAGCTACACGTGCGATAACGTAGTCAGAGAATAATGGGGGAAGCTCATCGAAGGCGCTAAAACCCATTTCAGCAGCTTCCCAATCAGCGTGAAGCTCTTTCTTACAGATTTGTAAGTTAACTTGCAATTCAGTTGGTTGAATTACTTTCTCGGTTAGAGTAAGACCTGATGTAGTAGAGTCAAAGTCGCAATCAGCAGAGCGTACAAGATTTGAGAACGCACCTACTTTCATAGCAGCTTTATACTTTACATTTGGTAAAATAGTGATAGCACCTTTGTCAAGTGTATCAGCACTTAGAAGGGCAGCACCGAGATATTTCCCTGCAAATTCCCCTGCATAAGTACTTCCTGTAATAGTTGGATTTGGCATTTTATATAAATTTAATTGTTAACAATTTTAGACATTACTTTATCAAAAGTACTTTGCTTTCTGTTTTGCGCATACTTAAGACTTACTTTTTGTTTGGGTTCAGGGTTATGAGTGATCGCTTCTGTGGCAGGTGTTTCAGATAGTTCCTCTTTCACTTGCTTTTCAACTTCGCTCATTTCCTCTTTCTTTTCAATCATCTGCTTGATTTCCTCAACCAATGATCTTACTTCTGCTAACTCTTCTTTAGTAGCATACTCAGCTTTCACTTCTTCCTCAGTTTCTAATTCCTCAGATACTTCCTCAGATGCTTCCACTTCCTCTTCTTCCTGTTCAGCAGATTTGATTTCGCCAATGATACCCTCTTCGCTTACAACAAGGATTTGACCATCTTCCATTGTATATTCACCAACGGGTACGGCTACTTTCTCATCGTCTGTAAGGATAAAGATTTCATTACCTGATTCAAACGCTTCTGCTTCAAGGACAGTTCCGTTATCGAGTTTCGCTTGTGCTAACTCTACTACTTGGGATTGCTCGATATTTTCTACAATATCAGCAGTATCTTCCCCAAGATAGGTTTTGATTTTA